TATGAAGTAGAAAAAATAGATAAATTATTAGTTAGAGATTTTACTGAAGATGAAATTAAGGAATATGAAAAAATTTCTTGATAGGATTTCTTGGTTTTTTTGCTCTTATTTCTTTTACAACAAGGTTAGCTTCCAGTTCTACTAACCTTCCTAACATCGAAGCAACAAATACATCCTGTTCCATTTGATGCCTAACGAGATGTGTGCAATACCTTTTGATGTTGTCATAGTCATTGCTCTTCATAATTTCTCTACATCTCATCTCAACTGATAGTTGCAACTCTGCTGGAGCTTCTTCTATCTCAATGTTTAGAAATTTTTTGATGTTCATTTTACTGGGAATAGTTTTTCTTCAAGCATCTTGACTATTGCATCATCAACATCATTGTCAGACTTAGCAGCAAGATCTTTTAAAAGACTTAAAGCAGCTTTACGCAGCGATTCAGATTTACCAAATTTGATAAACAAACCGATTAAAAATTTAGACATAGTGTTTTATGTTCTTTCCCAAACATACCAAAGATTAGTCGTTTTGACCTTCTATACGACTTACGGCTCTCTCTAATCTATTTATTCGGTTAAATAATTCGACAATATCTCTATCTCTTCTATTACTAACATTAGATAAAACCATAACGAAAGCCGTTGCTGCGACTCCGATTAATACAGGATAGATCTCAGACATTGCCGTAATATATAATTATGCTTAGTATGACTAATAAAACAAGCTATGGCAGATAAAACAATCGAAAATAAAAAGCAATTAGATGATGATAAACCTGACTATCAAGAAAAGATAATGTTTTTAGTAAGCACTACTGCACAAGGAGCTATCCTTGCTTGGTGTTTGATCGTCTTATCTCTTGGATATATTAAATTACCTAATAAATTATTTGGTCTTGATATTCCAGACCAGCCTAGAGTGGATTCAACTTTTGCCGCAGGTTTATTAGGAAATATTCTTGCTGGATGGGGTGTTTCTGTTGGTGCTGCTACAGGTGCAAAGAAGAAAAAGAAAGAAGGAGAAAACAGTAATATCGGCAACACCAATGGTGGTGTACAAACTATAGTAATAAAACAACCAATAGAATTAATTACAAGTAAACCTGATGTAATCAGAGTTGATCCCATTACTGGGAAAAATGTAAAGAACAACGGAAAATTAGACACATGAAAAAACTTCTTCCATTTCTATTTCTATTATCAGCACCAACTTACGCTGATATAAAGCAGGAATTTGTTACTTCTGCTCAAATTACTGTTGATATGCCATATAGCGTCACCAATAAACTTGGGACGACTTATTCAATATCAGGTAACAATGTAACTCCATCTGTAACTTCTGGAGGATCTACAACTGCTGGACAAATCGGTGGACTCAATGTTGGGTCATTAACTGCTGGCGTTCCAGCTTTAATACAAACTGATAAAGCGGTGACAACATCGGGATCTGCTTTCTCTCTTACCGAATCCATCACTATGGGAGATGCCACACCATCTACCATAACTCCTTCTAGTGGTATTGCTACAATCCCTCATCTATCAGGACAGACAACAGTAGGATCAGGTGGTACTGCTGGAAACCTTGCCCTCACTTCACTTTCATCAGGTGTTCATACTTGTACTGCTGGAGGATCAGGTACAAGTTGCGTTGGTTCAACTACCGTTCGCATTACCATTGACTAGACTTTTCTGTTTAGTTTTATTAGCATTACCTATAAGGACATTAGCCGTACCTGTCGTTCCACAATTTAGGTCAGGTTCGAGTCAGACTTCTTCAACATCTGAATCAGTAATAAATGAAACCATCACAAGTCATCAGTATCGTACAGGATATTCCTACTCAGCATCAGGACATAATATTGAAAGCACCGATACAAATAAATATATCAACCCTACAGCTACAACTCTTACAGAACAAACAGTTGGAGGAGTGAATTTTAGTTGGACTTCACCAAACTTAGAATCCGTTCCAAGATTCACAATTACAAATCCAGGAGCAGCATTCTCTCTTCAAGAAACTCTAATAACACCAGGATTGGACACAGTAACGACAATAACAAGAACAATAAATTCAAGCACAACAACAGAAACTACAACTACATTTGGGCAGTAGCTCTAATCCTTTGTCCTGTCAAAACCCTTGCAAACACTACAGTTGCCAGTCCGTCCAGTAATGCCCAAGGGGTCGTTAATAACAATGCCACCATGATAACTCCCTCATCAATGCCAAGTTTCAGAATGAGTCAAGGTATTGTCTGTGCTTCTCCTAGTCTTACAATCACTCCATATGTAACTGACTCTCATACATTTTCACTACCCAGAGAAACCGTTACCAAACAGAATATCTATGACGAAAATACTGGAGCGATAAAATATGTACAGGAAACTCCTAGATTTGAAAAAGAGAACTTTAATTTAAATTATGGTATCTCTGCTCAGATAAATATTCCATTAGGAAAATCTCCAAAACTTTGCCATGAAGCAAGTGCAGTAAACATAGAAGCTCAAAAATTATTGATTAAGAAAACAAAAATGGAGATCAGTTTATATCGTTTGGAGATGTGTGCAAAACAAGCAAAATTAGGTGTTACTTTCAAGCCTAATACTCCTAGTGCTATTACTTGTGAAGATATTGTAGTTACAGTTCCACCAAATCAAGTTATCCCACATACTCATAAATTAAAAAGTAACTAACCGTAATCTCCGACAAGAGATGGATACTGTAATATCTAGGTTAGTCACTTAAGCTAGCCCACTAGCGTAATAGTCTATGTAAACTATCTTTGTTATTATATACCAAATTTAGCAGTAGACAAGCACGGTAACACTTGCCTACCTAGACGCCCTATCCATTGCCTTGTCGAATAGGGTTTTTTTATTATATCAAAAGTTCTTGTTGAGTAATGTTTTTATTGAATTTTTTTGTATCATTACCCCAACAATCCCAACCATCAGTTTCTTCTCTAGCAAATAACTCAATTCTAGAAAGATCACCACTACAATTAACGATCATATCTTTTACACAACTAGGTTTTTGACTATGGTTTCTTGAGTTAACGGCATAAAACATATTACGGGTAATTTTATTATTGATTTTCATTTTACCTTTAACACCAAAAATTATATGTTCAGTACAACTTCTAAAGTAATACCCCATACCCATTTCAGGCGTTCCGTTTTTATACGTTTTGATCCAAGTAATTAAAGTTTTATATTCAAAACCCCAAGACTTGCAAATTTGTAAACCTTCGTTGATAAAAGGATTTGTCACCCATAAATACAAATGAGCCTGATCTTCCGTAATATCTTTGACAGGTAAATTTTTTATATCTTCTGTTGTAAGAGTTTTATAATTTACTTGGCCATTACCCCAACTTTCTTTATACTTCCACGGTGGATCAGCATAGATAATGTTGTATTTTTTATTAGGAAAAGGAATCATTTATCTTTTTTATTTGTAAGCTTTTTTACTATTTGTTTTACTAATGGTTTTACTACATTAAGAAGAAGTGGAGTACTGGCAGCAACCAAGCCAATAACAGCAGTAGATACAATAGTAGAAACTTCTGGAATGTATTGATCTTTAAATGGGACGTTTTCATAGAGAGTTATACACTCAACACCATCTTCTCCTCTTTTATGTCCTATAACACGTTCTACTCGTTTTTCGTTACGAAAATCTCCAATACGTTGATCAGATTTACCAGGGCATAAGGGTAATTCAATATCTTTTTCTTTTGGAATGTCTGGTATAGCAGGTTGTTTACTCTCTGGCATATCAGGAGTAGGGCTACTGGCAGGAAGCTCTTCTACAATTACTAAATTATCAGGAGAATAATCGAGAGGGATAAAGCTAGGAAAAGGAAAATCACAAGTAGAAAACACTCCATTGGGATCTTCTAATAATAAATTACGATTACCTGTATTTTTTATATCTCGATGCTGATATGTACAGCCAGCTACATCTATATCAGGTGGTTCAGTAATAGTTATGTAATGAGGACTATATATTTCTGGAACGTCTGGTATATAAATCTCACGAATACTTATGTCAGGTATTTCAATCGTAGGCATCTCTTGGTTTATATACTTCTACAAAAGACTGACAATTAGGACAGGACAGGTTAGTTACCATGCTGTACTCAGCAGATGTAGTTGGATAGTCTTCTTCATCCATACTATGATCTCCACCCCAGATCAATTCAGTATGACAATGCCAGCAATTCATTAAAACTTAGGGATACTCATAGATGGACCAGTTGTTTTTGGTAACGCTCCATCTAATACGTTAGGCATCATGCCTCCAACTCCCTTCAAAACTTTATTCATCATCTTGTTTTGGAATTGTTCTGAAGTTACATACTTATAACCAAAGTACCCTCCACCGATAACAGAAGTTACCATTATGAATGAGAGAATACTCAAAACATTTGCAATTTTTTGAAACATGAGAGAAGCCTTTGCTAAAGCGTTAGTGCCTGTCACCATTATAACCTTCGTAGGAATTATGGCATTAGCTCCTCTCTATGTAACT